TCTTCCAGACCATGAACGAAGCTGGTGGTGGTAATGCTAGTTATCCTTGGGTTGAGGCAATCATTCGTTTAATGCGCCCTTTGATTGGTATAATTGTGCTATCGACATGGGCTTACCTTGCAATTATTGGTGACGGGGAAGTTAACGAACAAGTATCTAACTTTGCTTCTGTCATTGGATTTTACTTATTTGGTGAACGTAGTTTATTTTACGTGAAAAAACAAAAATAAAAGGTAGCTATGCCATTACAAAAACTTGTATATCGTGCTGGTCTAAACCGTGAAGGTACTAACTACTCCAATGAGGGTGGTTTTTATGACGGGGATAAGATACGTTTCCGCTCTGGACAGCCAGAAAAAATTGGTGGATGGATTCAGGTATCCCCAACTCAATTTCTTGGCAATGCCCGTTCATTGTGGACATGGACTGACATTGACGGACAGTCATCATATCTTGGGTTAGGTACCAATATTAAATATTATATTTATTTTGCTGGTACATATAATGATATTACCCCATTTATTAGAACTGATGGTACCGCTTTATCCCCGCCATATCAATTAGCTGCAAGTCCAATTGCAACAACTTCTGGATCAACTACTGTTACTATTACAGACGGAAACTATTCTCCAAGTGTTGGTGACTATGTAGTGATTACATCTAGTGCAAACGTTGGCGGTTTAAGCATTAATGGTGAATTTATAATTGTTACTACACCATCGTCCTCAACATATACGATTACATCAATAAATCCTGCATCATCTACAGCAACTGGCGGGGGTACTGTTACGATTGGATATGAATATCCAGTTGGCCTTGACGTGGCTACATTTGGTGGAGGCTGGGGTACTGGCCCTTGGTCTTATACAGTTCCAGTAACATTAGGAGTGAACCCAATTGCAACTAACGGGACTGCAACGATTACCGTAACCCAAACTGGACACGGATTATCAACTGGGCAATATGTGTTTATAACTGGCGCTACTACTGTAGGCGGGATCCCAGCAACATCTATTAACACAAGTTTTCCAGTTACAGTAATAAATGCAACTACTTACACGGTTGTTACACAATCTACAGCCACATCAACTACAACTGGTGGCGGATCTTCGGTTGTTGTGTATCCACAAAACGGCAGCAGAGGCTGGGGTACTGCATCTTCAGCTGGGATTGCGCAACAATTAAGATTGTGGACACAAGATAACTACGGGGCGGACTTGGCACTTGCTCCTCGTAACGGTCCTATTTATTACTGGGTAGAAGCAAGTGGTGTTAGCAACAGAGCGGTTACTTTGTCATCATTAGCGCCTGCTGCTGGTAATAATCCAGTATTTGTTCCAACAGAAACATTCCAAGTAATCTGTTCTTCAGAACAACAATTTATTATTGCTATGGGATCCAACTCATACAATGGTGGCACATTGTCTACTGTGTTTAATCCAATGCTTGTGCGTTGGTCTGGACAAGCGGACCCAACACAATGGGTTCCAGCTACAACTAACCAGTCTGGTGAGTTTACCTTATCAAATGGTTCTTACATTATGACGGCACAACCAACCCGTCAAGAAACATTAATTTGGACAGATTCTTGTTTATATTCAATGCAATACATTGGGTATCCATATGTATTTAGTTTCCAAGTATTGATGGATAACATATCTATCCTTTCACCTAACTCTGCAGTAACGGTAAATAACGTTACTTATTGGATGGGTAAGGGTAAGTTCTATACTTATACTGGTGTTGTTCAAACCTTGCCATGTTCATTACGCCAATACATTTTTGAAGACATTAACTTGGACCAGGCATACCAAATATTTGCTGGCGCCAATGAAGCTTATAATGAAGTTTGGTGGTTCTATGTAAGTCAAAATAGCGGTGGCACAACAATTGATAAGTATGTCATATACAACTATCAAGAAAAAGTTTGGTCATATGGTACTATGGCCAGAACAGCTTGGTTGCAATACGGTATTCAACCAAATCCAGTAGCTGCTGATTATAACCAAAGGTTACTTTACCACGAGGTAGGAAATGATGACGTATCTACATCTTCGCCAGCTCCTATTGAAGCTTACATACAATCTTCAGATTTTGGCATTGAAGCTGGAGATCATTTGGGTTTTGTATGGCGTATGCTCCCTGACGTTAATTTTAACGGTTCTTCAGTAAATAACCCAACTGTTACTATGACATTGTATGGGCGTCAAAATGCTGGTGCGCCATATGTTTCATCTGCTCTTGATTATGTTCAAAGTTCAGATAATTACCAGTCAATCTCACAATATACAATTCAAGAATTTACTGGACAAGTTTATACAAGACTTCGTGGTCGTCAGATGTCATTTGTTCTTAGGTCAACTGGACTAGGTGTGGCATGGCAATTGGGTACTCCTCGTATTGATCTTAAGCCAGCAGGCAGACGATGAGCGTTAATTACACCGTAAGAAATACCATTGCGCCAAGCTTACCTGCGGCACAAGAAGAATATTCTGATGCATATCAATCAATGTTTATTAATGCATTGAGATTGTATTTTAATCAGATTGATAATTTCACACAAAACATAACAACTCCAGCAAGCGGAACAACAGCAAATAGACCTACGTTTGCTTTGCTAGTTGGGACAAATTATTTTGATACAACATTAGGAATACCTATTTGGTATAATGGTACCGTTTGGGTAAATTCTAGTGGCACAACGGTTTAAAAACCTTTAATATGTCATATATTGACAGGACATTTATATTATGAGCTTACAACTAGCAGCACAACATTTACAAGCCCAAGGCAGGGGCAAAGATTCCCACCTGGTCCATATGACTACAGGTGAGCTTGAGGCATTGCAAAAGCTGGCTAAAGATCATGGCGGCTCATTAACCATTAACCCAAAGACTGGCTTGCCAGAAGCTGGCTTCTTAAGTTCTATTCTCCCAACCGTTGCAGGTATTGGTCTTGGTATTGCTACAGGTAATCCGCTCTTAGCCGCAGCTATCGTTGGTGGTACCAGCTATGCAGTTACAGGCAGTCTTGGTGATGGCTTGATGGCTGGTCTAGGCGCATGGAGTGGTGCTAACTTAGCTGGTAGCATTAGTAAGGCTGCTACTACTTCTGCAGTTACTGATGCCAGTCAAATGGGTAATGCGGTATCTGCTGTAACCAATGCTACTATTCCAACCAACATTGGCATGGGTGGAGTTCAAGGTTTAACTGATACTACACTTGGCGGGATTGTTGGTTCTGGTCAATCATTAGGCACTCAAGCAGCTCAAGCTGGTATGACGGCTGGTGAATATATAGCTGCTAACCCAGGACTCGCTCAAACTGCAACTGCAGCTGGTACTGCTGCTGCGGCACCAAGCAACTTTGATGTATTTAAAAGCGGATTTGGTAACGTTACAAAAGATTGGCAAACCGCCAAAGACTTTGCTTCAGCAAATAAAATGGATGTGTTTGGCACAGCCTTTCCATTTGTACGTGGCATTGCTCAAGAAATGCGCCCAGAATATAAAGATCGAACTCCAGAATATGACAATCCAGCTGGGTTTGCAAGAATGTCACCAGATTTTAAAGGATCACATCCAAATCCTCCAGAAGCTTATAAACCACGTTACCCTGATTACGTAGCTAATCCATATGTGCCACAAAGAGTTGCCGATGGTGGCTTACTTGATGTTGAAAATATGGCAGACGGTGGTTTTAGTGGCAAAGCAATTTATGATGTATATAATGCACAAAATTTAAAAAACGCAAAACAAAACAAAGCTATGTATGATGCTATTGTTGAGAACGCAAGAGAAAGTAATGCGCAAACGTTTGAATATGATAAAGATTATGAAGGAATGAATCCTTATCAACGTGCGCATGCAATGGTAGCCAATATGCATAAACGTGCATCGTTGCCAGGTAAACCAAAATTACGTGAGATGTCTGGCCTGGGTTCTATTGCTACCGACCCAGCTATGGTTTCACAGGCACAAATTGCTCAACAAGCCCAACAGCCTACTGATGCTAAAGAAGGCGGATTGATGGAATACAAATTAGGCGGGTCTACTGAAACTGGCAAATGGGTTGGGTCTAACCCAGTTAAAGCAGCGCCAGCGCCAGTTCAAGAAAGACCTAATATGGGTGCTTTAAGCGGTTTTAGTTTTGGATCTCCACAGCCTTGGCAAAATACCATATATCAAGCTCCTAAAGCTCCTGAAGAAGCATATGTTCCAAAATGGGTTGGTCAAAATAATTACGCAATGGGCG